TAAGTTTAATTAATTTAGCTAAAGTAAAAGAAATAAAAACATTAGAACAATTAGATCTTAATCAACACTTGTCTAGAATAGAAAGAGATAAATTAGATGCTATTGATAAAGAGATAATTAATTACAAAAGCACTAAAGGCTTGGTTGATTTTAATGACATGATTGAAAGGTTTATATCTAAAAATAATATACCAGAGTTTAAAGTTATCTTTGTAGATGAAGCACAGGATTTATCACTAATACAGTGGTCTATGATTAAAAAAATAGAAGAAAAAACTAAATGTGATGTATGGATAGCAGGAGATGATGACCAAGCTATATTTGGATGGGCAGGTGCAGATGTAGATTCTTTTATAAATTGGGAAGCAGAAGAAATACCTTTAAAGAACTCAGAGAGAGTGCCGAGTAGTATACAGAAAATTGCATTAGATGTCATTAATAAAGTAAGAGATAATAGACTTGACAAAGAATATTATCCTAAAAAAGAATCTGGAGAAATATTAGAGAGATATAAATTATCTGATATAGATATGTCTACAGGTGATTGGTTAATTTTAACAAGAACAAAATCTTTATTAAAACCAGTGGCAACTTTATTAAAAAAGAAGGGTCTATTTTTTGAATCAGCTCAAGGGAATAGTGTTGGTAAAAATCTTTACGAAGATATAAAATATTGGGATAAATTAAAACAAAATATAGAACTTCCTGAAATCCAGCTGCAGAGAATAAAAGAAAGAATACAGGGTAAGTTTAATTTATCTTTAGAATGGTACGACGCATTTAATAAAGTTTCAGATAGTCAAAAAATTTATATGAAACTTTTACTATTAAATAATGAAGACACAACAAAAGATGCAAGAATAAAAATATCTACAATACATGGGGCCAAAGGTGGGGAAGCAACTAATGTTGTTTTATTTTTAAATGAAACAACGAATACAAAAAAAGGAGCTAAAAAATCTGTACAAAAACAAGATGAAGAATATCGTGTTTGGTATGTAGGTATAACAAGATCAATGAAAAATTTATATTTAATAAAATGTCAAAACAAATCAAAGGAGTTTAAAATATGAATCGTAAAAAAACATATGACAAATTAAAAAAAATGGGTGTTGTTAATGATGATGTTAAAGTTAGTGATCTAGAATCAATGTTTAAACAAGTTGGTGGTACACATTATATGTATATGGCTATTCAACCCGCAGAGTTTATTAATGCTAACAAATTGCTTTTTGCAGAAGGTAATGCTATAAAATATATATGCAGGCACTCTCAAAAAAGCGGAGTAGAAGACATAGATAAAGCTATACATTATTTAGAAATGATAAAAGAAAGAGATTACAAATAATGAAACCATTTATTTTTAAAGCACAAACGGAATGGGTTAAACCTACAGAGTTTCCTGACCTAAGATTTTGTGATGAGATTGCAATTGACTTAGAAACACAGGACCCTGACTTAATTAAAATGGGATCAGGTGCAGTTGTTGGTAAAGGTAAAGTTGTTGGTATTGCAATTGCAACGGATGGCTATGCAGGATATTTTCCATTTGATCATGAAGGCGGCGGTAATTTAGAAAAAAATAAAGTAATTCAATGGTTTACAGATCTTTGTGCGTCTGAGTCTACAAAAATATTCCACAATGCAATGTACGATATTTCATGGATTAGAGCCATGGGTATAAAAGTTAACGGAAGAATTGTTGACACTATGATTGCTGCATCTTTAGTTAATGAAAATAGATTTAGATTTGATCTTAATAGTTTGGGTTGGGATTATTGTGGTCAAGGTAAAAACGAAACAGAATTAAATCAAATAGCAAAAGAATGGGGATTAAACCCTAAAGCTGATATGTGGAAATTACCAGCAATGTATGTTGGCAATTATGCTGAACGTGATGCAGAACTAACATTGGCGTTATGGAAAGTTATGCAAAAAGAAATAGTAGATCAAGATTTAGAATCTATATTTAATTTGGAGACTGATCTTTTTCCTTGTTTAGTTGATATGAGGTTTCTTGGGGTAAGAGTGGACGTTCAAAAAGCTCATACACTGAAGAAAAAATTAGCATTGCAAGAAGAAACATTACTCCAAAAAGTAAAAAAAGAAACAGGAATAGATACTCAAATATGGGCAGCAAGAAGCATTGCCAAAGTTTTTGAAAAATTAAATCTATCTTATGAACGAACTGAAAAAACATCTGCTCCTTCTTTTACTAAAAATTTTCTTTCTACTCATGAACATCCTTTAGTGCAATGTATATCAAAAGCCAGAGAAATTAACAAGGCACATACAACATTTATAGATACAATTATAAAACATGAACACAAAGGTCGTATTCATGCTGATATAAATCAAATTAGATCAGATACTGGAGGAACTGTTACTGGCAGATTTTCTTATAGTAATCCAAACTTACAACAAATTCCTGCACGCAACAAAGATTTAGGACCGATGATTAGATCCCTATTCATTCCTGAGTCTGGTTGCGAGTGGGGGTGTTTTGACTACAGTCAACAAGAACCAAGACTAGTAGTTCACTATGCATCCCTAGATCAAGATTCAAGCGTCTTTAATGTTAAAGATGCATATCAAGCCGGTGACGCAGATTTTCATACAATTGTTGCTAAGATGGCTGACATACCTAGAACAGCAGCTAAGACAATTAATCTTGGATTGTTTTATGGTATGGGTAAAGCTAAACTACAAGCAGAACTTGGTGTATCAAAAGAAAAAGCAGAAGAATTGTTTTCTGTTTATCATGAACGAGTTCCTTTTGTAAAATCTTTAACAAAATCTGTATCTAATAGAGCCCAGCAAAGGGGACAGATAAGAACTTTACTTGGTAGACTATGTAGATTTCATTTATGGGAACCAAATAGTTTTGGTATGCATAAGGCTTTACCATTTGAACAAGCTGTCCAGGAACATGGACCAGGCATCAAGCGTGCTTATACATACAAAGCTTTAAACAAATTGATACAAGGATCAGCTGCTGACATGACAAAAAAATCTATGTTAGAATTATATAAGGAAGGTATTGTTGCACACATTCAAGTGCACGATGAATTAGACATTTCTGTTGAAGATGATAAAAAAGCAAAACGTATAGTTGAGATTATGGAATCCGCAGTTGAATTAGAAATACCCAATAAAGTTGATTATGAAAAAGGCAGCAATTGGGGAGATATAAAATAATGTTTTTAATAAATACATACTTAGATAAAAGCAAGATACAAGGTGTTGGAGTTTTTTCTAAAGAAAATGTTAGAAAAGGACAAAAAATAAAAGAAGTAAGACCTGAATTTGAGTTTAGATTTGACACAACAAACCTACCAAAAATGCCTTTAGCTTTGGCTAATTTTATTGAATCACATGGTTATGAAGACAGTAAAAAAGAATATGTTTTAAGTATTGATAATGAAAAATATTTAAACCACAGCACTGACCCTAGTGTAGATGATGACGGAATTGCATTAAAAAATATTAAGGTGGGCGACGAAATTACCGTGGATTACAGAGATTTTGATGATAGTATTGAATCATGGCTTACTTAAATGCAAACATACCACCAACCTACGCACAAATAAGAAGAGAGTATTTATATGACGGCAAAAAACATCATGGAGAAGTTGAAGACTGTATTATCTTTGGTATTAGCTGTATTACAGGTCGCGCTATCTTATGGCACGCTATTATGGGAAATGGTGCAATCTTTTATAGGCTCCCAATTACGGCTTTTATTCAATGTGGTTATGAACCGAAAGATGTTCCAACCAGAAGACTTGATGAATTGGAGCTTTGGAACTCTTTTAGTTATTTTCCTGCTGTTACTATATTTGATATTTTAAGCACAGCATCTGGTAAATACATAGGTAAAGATAAAAAATGGCACCACGGTAAGTATTTATTTACCATTGACTTTGCACACCCAGATAGTAATATACTCGATACGGAACATTCCGAAATACCGCACGAACATAAGTGCGCTCACATAATTGCCTTAAAAGATGGCAACTATGCGGCTCAGCCAAACAACAGAATAATTTGGGACCTGCCTTCATTTACAGTTAAGGACAATATTCCTGACTGGAAAGTACAAACTAATGAATGGAGTGTAGAGGACTCAGGACAATGGAAAACGGAAGATACTGACAAGTTCTTCTATGAAATTGAGGAGAAAAAACATGATTAATAAAATTATTGATAAAATTGAGTTGATTTATACAAGATCTGATAAAAAAATTTTTACTTACAGATGTTGTGTAATTGCAGCAATAGTAATTTTATACTTAAGATAATGTCTACATGTAGTAAATGTTTTCACCCTTGTCATTGTGGGGAAGACAATGAGTTACATGCAGATGAATACGGTATTTGCACTTGCGAAGGGTGTGAGTGTAAAAACAACAGTTCTGACAAGACATATGAAAACGAGGTTAATGATAAATAATGGAGATAAACAAAATGAACTATTATTTTACAGGCTCTTTAGTAGT